GTCAAGTGTTCCGGCAGTTGGATAGTGCCGAACTCTTAGAAAACTCCATTTTCCTACAATGTTCTTGTACTTGTCTGTAGTAGGATCAAATGCAACTCCAATGTCTGTCCATAATAGATCGTTTGGGGTACCGCCTTCGGCTAAGCTGCCCTGTACAATAGCTGTGCCTACGTAATCTGCTGATGCATAGAATTGTAACGTATGTAGACTAGATGCAGTATCGTAGTTTTTAGTATCGATGATGCTCGAGGTAATATAAACAGGCTCAGTGTTACCAGTGGTCGCTGGATTGATACGAGCAAACTTATTAATTTTTAAAGTCTCTGCAATATCCCCAAACACATCACCACTAACTTCTAGAGTAGCAATAACTCCATACTGGCTATCGATATACATAGGAGTTCGGGCGGTTACGTAATAATCTGTAGAGTCTACAGTTTCTCTAACTTCTTGTGTAATAGTAAAGTTGTAGAATCCAGATTCAAGTGATAATGTTTCTGCTTCAGTAATAACAACATAAACTTTACCTTTGGCAGCATCAACTACTATACAGTCCTTAGCTAATATTAAATCTTTGGTGTCTCTAGTAACTAGGTTAAATACCAATGTTGACCCAGTTATGTTTGCAGACTTTTCGTCGCTGTTGCGCACCTGTAAATCAATACGATTGTCAACACTACGAAATATTTTTAGATTGCGATTATACACTTGACGATACCTCTCTGTTTTCCATGAGGCTAGTGCATTTGTAAAGACATCTATCTTATTTGAATATAAATAAACTGAATTAAGTTGCATACACTAGCGGACCCTTTATAATATTTAGCAATGAGAATAACAGAAAACTTACAAGAAAACTTCCCATTTATTAGTGTTATTAACCACGTCAATCAAGAGTACGTGGGTATTATTATTAATCAAGATGCACAAGTTACCAGTATGTACATTTATACTTCTATTAAGACGGAAGAAGAGCGGACTCAATTTTTAGAGCTAGGCGAAGCATGGTGGTGGGAGTCAAATCGTCAAATTCCTATTAATATTTTTCTGTTAAGAGAAATTGCAGGATTCCGATATATTATTAAAAACTTTTCAACTAAGGATGTAAAAGTTATGTTTGGCCCATGCACAAGCCTAAACAATATTATTGTAAAACGTATCAAACGTAAATCAATTACTCTAGTCAGAAAACCTACTTAACTAAATCCGTAACTAATTCCTTCACAGATTAGATTCATCTGCACCACAATAGCAACAGCATATGCAGTGGCATGGGACTTCTTAAAGAAGTATTCATCGCCCGCTGGCTTTGTCCATACCTCGTTCATTACCGTAGTCCAATCTTTTCCAATTAGATAACGTTTCGCAGGCCGGATCATTGCCAAAATTGCCGCTAATTGTTCTATACTAGTTGGCTTCATTGATCTCAGAATAGAACCATGACCGTTTACATGAAACAGCAGATTACTGAAATCGTCCTGCTCTAGTAAGTCCCATAGTGGTTCGTTGTTCATTAATTCTACAAGATGAGTTTCATCTCTTACACCTTTGTAAATGCCAACATTAAGAAAGTCAATTTTAAAGTATCCTTCGTTATCTGCTTCATTATAAGGAACACTGCACAGTCCAGTAATTGCGTCAACTGGAACTTCGTGCATGTAAACCCCAGTGTTATGTTTAACTAGTTTGTTATTGTCAACACGACTAGCACCAACGTGCTTAAACAATGTTAATGCGTGTTCTCTATCTAAAAAGTCAATATCGATATCTGGCATTTTTAATTCTCATCCTAACACATTTATTTTAATATTTCCAGAAACACTTATTCTATATTCATCTGATGTATAGAACGGATAAACAATATGATTCAAACTAGAAGGAAACATCATAATAGTTCCTTCATAATTACTATCGACCGGAACTGGCATTTTGGTAATCTTGCCTAACGAATCTAGATAAACAAAGCAAAACTGAGAAGTGAATACTGATCCTCTATCAGTAGCGTTGCCCGACATAGCAGGAAAGTACTGCATCTCGTCTTCTAACTTATAAGGAATTTTAACCCAGATAACAAAACTTAATACAGATGGATGAGTGTGTAACGGATTAAATTCATATTTTTTCTGTTTGTTAACCCACAGTCTATCGAGTTGTAATTCATAATTATTGTTTTTAGTTACTTCCTCAAATTTATCAATGTATCCAGGATGTGCAGCATGCCAAGCATTAGCTAATGCAATTATGTAACTAGACATTGTGTCATTAATATGATCTAATGAATATTCTTCTCGGATGTGGCCTGACAGTCTTAGATTGTAAGTTTCAGAGTCTTCAGTTAAATTATCTATAGAAGTTTTTAGAAACTGGAAAAGATCGTCCGGAAGTGTTGATTCTAAAACTCCTATGTTTGTAAAACTTCTAAGCGTTGCTGTTGTATTTTTCTCAGACATTTAATTTACTATAGTGTTGTTATTCTATTATTCATTGTATTCTTGTTGTTTCGAATAAAAGTAAAGGTAATGTTTCTGCTAGGAACTGTGCGTATTCCTCAGCATCCTCGCTGTCAGCAAAGCCAGAAAACTTTACAAAAACTTCGTTAGTATCTTCAGTTACTACAACTTCAACATCAATGTCGTCATCTGAAATAAAAGTTTCGTTTTCAGCTAACTCTATTTCTTTAATTTCTTCTTCAGGTCGTTTTGCCATTATAATATCTTCGCCTCCTTGATAACGTCTTTAACTAATTCTGTATCTGCTGGTAGAGATTTAAAACGTCTCATCCAAAACTGCGGATCGATAACTGGCCCTACAATTGCCAGTTGCTCATCATTCATGCCTTTCAGCATCTCTTTACCAGCTTTGGTATTTAATATAATCCAAGGACTGACCAGTCCTTCTTTGATATCATGCGTAGCTCTATTTAAATTGACATAGGCAAAGTAATGCTCCCACTGTGATTTATTATCATCAGCCCAATCCATCATAGTTTTTATAGTACGCTGAATTGCACCATCGGCTGGCTCAATCTTAATAAGCTCGCTAATATATTTGTCATACAATTCGTCTCTACACCAGTGATCCAGTTTAACTCCGCTCTTGATAACAAAGTCAACAAACCGTTCTGGATAGATAGGAGCAGTATTAACAGTGAAGCTGCCAAACTTTACAAAGGCTGTATAGAAACTACTTGATGCGAATTCATCAAATGTCTTTGCCTGCTTTGCTTTTTGCGTAAGCTCGTAGAAACGTTGGAATGTTAACAACCCCATCTGAACATGTTTCTCGCCCTTGCTTAAATGCCTACGTTTTTGTTCGCAGATGTGAACTACCAAAGTCTTTTCTTTAGCAAATAGTTTTTCACAATGTTCGCACTTAAAATTTAATTGCATTGATTTCTTTCTTATCCCAACCAAGTTTCTCACAGTATGCTTTTACTTCTTTATCGGTTGTAATTATACACATAGTTTCAACGTCCGACATTTTCATATCGGGAAACAGTTCCGCTAAGAACGCTACTTTTTTATTCTTCTGCTTCTTTAACGGAATCCATTCGTGGAACTGTTTCTTCTTGCTTTCATGACTACACAAACATAAAGTCTGCCATACTAACTTAGGATGCTTCTGGATGTCATTCCAATTCTTATTGTAGAATTCATTGACAGTCAATACAAAATGTTCTTGTAGCTCTCTGTTATTGCTCTTAACACTGCTGATATATCTAGTAAGATTGAAGAAGTCGCCTTTAATTTCTTTTTTGCCTTCATCAGTAGCAGCGTCCCACAATTCTTTGATACCGAGATCAACAGCAGGAATCATGTCATTAAAAAGATCTACGTGTTTATTTTTGCCCATCGTCTTTACTCAAGTGATATATTAGTATAGCATGGTCTAATGCTGCCTGTAAAGCTGTATTTGTCTTTGCTTCTCTCCGAATGCTGCCCCAAAGTTTATCTTCTCGTATGTGATCAATTAGCGGGCGTCCGTCACTTGTTCGAGGATCAGGAGTTCTTCCCATTTCGTATTTGTATCCAACTAATGTACGATCTGTTTCGCCGAACTCGCGAGCATATATTTCCTCACCATTACGCTCGTAGATATATGTTGCTCCAGGTTTAAGACTTCCCATCTTTTGCATGTCCTACTGTTTCGCGCTCGATATCGGCATGATCAAACTCTGCCCAATATAATTCAAAGGCAATGCAATCAGTGACAGCTTCAAATTGATGATATTCACCTGGAGCAACTTTGGTATATTGGCCGGCAGTTAATACTGTTTCGTCAATTAGATCGTAGTTGTTCTTCCACACTCGAATAATCATTTCACCTGACTCTACAAAGAAGCCATTCCATTTGTATTTGTGTCGATGCTTTGAGCATACGCCGCCCGACACCGCTTCAATACGGTGAAATTCTAATACACCGTTTGCTTCAAGGAGTTCAGTGGCCCCCCATACTTTACCAGCGCGAATTCCCATTATTTTTTCTCCTTACAACTATTAAAATGCCATCTAGTCATAGACGGTTTACCTCCTTTTTTATTACAATGAGGACAACTAATTTGTTCTTTTTTGTCTCCGACAATTCCTTTATTCCACGGAATGTTTCTATCAGCAAAAGAGTGAACTTGTACTGTTTTATATTTTTTAGGCTTATTATAGTGCCCGTGTTGCTCGCCACCTATTTGTGTTTTACCTAATCGAAATCCTATAGGACAATCTTCTGCTAAAGTATTTTTCTTACCATTAGTAAACCAATGTTTTCCGTTATGGTTCGGTGGCATGCCACCACCTTCTAATATATTCCAACCTGTTTCTTTAGTAGGTCTCAGCTCAACTTCTTTGGCAATACATTCTTCCTCAGTGCCTTCAAATATAATATCTACTTCTAAATCTTTATATAAGTTGTAAGCATTTTGTAAATGTGGATTAGGATGAGACTTATTTTGTAATTTATTAAAATGACCCCAGATTCTATTGCCACGTCCTTCGGTTACAGTTATGCCAATATATCCTTGAGTCATTATATCATTATGTTCTTTATTTTTTATCCAGTATACTTTCATAAAAGTATTTAGCATTTTTCCTGCTTTTATAAACCTTGCCTGCTTTCATTTTGTTCTCCTTAATTCATATAATAAAAATTCTGCCGGGTCACACCAATACGTTTCATATATCGCATCGCCAGGGCCAGTTAGTATTGTATATATTACTCGACACCGTTTAAGCCATAATTTCTTTCCACTGAGATAACACCGTCTAGGAAGCAGTGATGTTTTTACTTCGCTAGATATTCTCCGGTGATCAACCATACATGATTGAGGCATTAAATCACCTTATCTAGTTGTACAATTTCACTTTGCCTTGATATTTCTTTAACAAAATAAACACAAGGAGGGCTTGGACCGTCATGCAATGGAACAGTAAGCAAGTGTCCGTTTTTCATTTTAGGGAAATACCATTTTACGTCTTGATAGATATTTACAATCTCAATCGGCATAAACTCTGCTCTAAATCCGTTTATCGGATTAAAACACAATGCATCAAATCCACGTTCGTTAATGCTAGTCAATGGCAATACTTCTGGATCAAGCCCACATTCTTTATCGCCAACTACCATGCACCAATCTAAAGGCATTTGAATTTCGTGTCCGCCAATATTTAACAAAATAGCCGGACTATTAAAAGATTCTAAAAAGATCAGTGGCATGAAAAAGAAGTCAGGATCGTTAGGATTAGAATTATCTAATACTGAAAATCTAGTATCTTCATCTACCTCATCTGGTAAGTCGTTAAGGTCAAATGACCTATTGTTTAGTGTTAAAATTCTCATCTAGTTACCTTGGTAATTGTAAAAGGATACTGTGCATCCTTATAAAACTTTTTTCTTTCTGTCAAATGTCTCTTGCTGTATTTGCAAGCTGATGTAATATCCCAAATTTCTACATGGTCTTTGTCTTCCGCTTTCCTAATACCGCGTCCAATAGACTGGATAACCCTAACAAAGCTCTTTCCGGGTTCCAAAAGAACCAGATTAAAAATCCTAGGAATATTAATGCCCACAGCGGCCACACCATAAGTCGCCACAATAATCTTATTAGTACTTGTTTTAATTTCATCATATGATTCTTTCCTATCATCTAATTTCATACCGCCGCTGACAAAGACGGCTTCTGGTATTCTTTCAATTAGTTGCTTACCAGTATCGATACGATTGATTAATACTAGAGTATTGCCAGTCAACGACAGCTCTTTAATTTTATTTGCCATCCAGGTCAATCGACTATCGTCCGTAACTAAGAAGGTATATTCGTCTGAGAAACTTCTAAACACTTCTACTTCGTTAGTCTGTAATACATTAATGTTTAGTTGTGCTAACACACCTTTTTCTTGTAAGTCGTGTGCAGATACTCGATTAATAACTGGACCAATAGCTGCAAGGATGCCTTGAAACTCAAATGCTTCCTTAGGTACTGTACCGGTCAATCCCCAACGAATAGCACAATTTTTAAAGTTAACAGTTAGTAGTTTTGTTAGAACTTCTGCTTTAGCTTGGTGTACTTCGTCAATGATAATTGCAACCACGCCTTCAATAAATTCAGCTAGGCTCAATACTGCGGTATCGTAGCTTTTCTTATCAAGCACATTTAGACTTTGCCATGTACATATAGTATGCATTCTTCCTAGTTCTTTTCTATCGCCGAAGTAAACTCCAACGTCTAGACCTAAGTTCTTATAATCTTCTTCAGTCTGCACAACAAGACTCTTGTTGGGAACAATAACCATAGTTCGACCATACGGCTCGCACAAATGACTTAATGTTGCTGTGGTAAGCGTCTTGCCTGCGCCAGTTGCAACTTCTTGCAATGCTTGCGGATTCTCGCAGAACTTATTAACTACATCAAATTGATAGTCTCGAAGTACAACTGGTTGTCCTGCTGCTATATGTCCTTTAGGCCAAGTCTTACCTCGATCGGCCCAATAGTTCCCATCAATCTGTGGAAATTTTAGTTCATGATGTTCACGTAGATCTTCTACTTCAATTTCGTAGCCGGCTTCTTCTATAATAGGTAGTATAACATCCAAATGTGCAAGATAACCAGTGCCACCAATACTGAAATAGGTTTTAGTTCCATCCCATCTTCCTAATTTATATGACGGCATATGTCGTGCATATGGCAGCTCAAATTTTAATTTGTTGACAATCTTACGTCGTGTCTCTACGCTAAGTCCGTCTACCTTAATGTTTACTTCGTCTCTGATTGTAAGTTTACAGCTCGACAATTGGTTGTCCTTTTTGTTCTGATGGCTTAATATCGCCTAGGAAAATTACGCAAGGATGAGTATTGAACCAATCCTTTGCTATCATGCTTGTAGGCGGATAAATGTTGTTTGTAACTAATAGTGTAACAGAATCTTGTTCTTTAAACAACCACTTTGCCGGCTTTTGTTCAAAGATTAAAATGTCACCATCTTCAACCTTGCCGCCGAAACCATTATCTTTAATCCACTCATTTATGTCAGTCTTTGCTCCTTTTTCTGCTCTGAAACAAACTCTAACTTTGTTGCGATTAATATCCGACCGATCAATATCTTCTGCAAATTTTGTTAACCAATTAATAGTATCACTTACACGATCCAGCACAATGCACATCTTGCCGCCTACTCGATGGTGCAGGTCCAGTAGCTCTTTATTAGTTTTAATCCAAAACGCATTAGACTGCGATGCTGCAATCTTCTCAACAGTGCTAAACGGCATGCCCTCGTAGCAATAGCCCATACTCTTTGCCAACATTAGATCTTTTGAGTAGTTTCCTGTGCAGTGTTCGTTCCACCATAAATTAGTTTCATTACTAGAGTTCAGTAAGGTTACCCAATTTGCAATTAAGGCAGATGCTGGTGAAATCTCTTCAGGAGCAGACCAAATTTCTTCAACTTCACCTAGTGCTATTAGCAAGGTATCGTCAATTTCAAAATTGTGTTTTACAGAAAAGTCATGCAGTTGGATTAAGTTACATTTATAAATTGACACTCGACGCATCTTCCTTTCGTGATCCCAAGTGCCATTAACTAAATCTCTAAATTCAGATTCAAATGCAGCTTTGATCTGGTAAGGAAATTTCATACAAACCACAGGGACCGTGTGCTCATCTTGCTCAACCCAAATGCTTTTGGTTAGATCAATAATCCTAAAAGGACTTTTCCACTTTGGTGTTTTGATATCGTCTTGATAATCAAGGCCGTGCCGTGCCATTACTACTTTATACTTGTCTAGTATCTTTAGCAAGAAGTTTGCTTGATTCTGAGTCAACGGTTTACTGTCTAAGATAGACGCATAGAAACTTTGGCTAGCACTTTGATCTTGATGCTGGATGTCTATGTCAAAAATAGAGGCGTGATAAAAATCAGAAAAAATGTCTTCGATGTAGCGAGGTGATGATAGCATTTAACTATTATAGCACCGCCCAACACAGATGTCAACTAATCTTACCCAACAATCTTGTTAATGGTATACCTTTAGTAATTTCACCAATAGTCCATTCTGTGTGACAAAGCCTTAAGAACCAGTCTTCTCTATCTGGTAGTACAATGTTGTTGATGTTTTCAATTGTACCAGATAACGGACCTGCTAAACTTGAATGGTCACAAATAACTGGTATACCATTTATTGCTGCTTGAACTGCAGGACCGCTGTTATAATTTATAACGCAATGATACCCATAAAAAATATCAAAATCGTCGTACGACCCAATTATTCTTTTTGGAGTTTCTATAAAAATATTTCTAATTTTTAATGGAAAAGGAGATCTAGGATGATATCTAACCACAATTCTTTTTTTAGAATATTGTCGAATTTTTTCAATAGTATCTTCAGTCCATTGCTTCATAGATGGCATTCCGGCCCACTGAAGGCTGTGCGAATGTTGGGTAGCAATTAAAATATCTCCCCGTCTTTTTTCTTGTATTGGGGTTAACTTAATTCCTAACTTAGTTGGACGATCAGTATCTAAGTTAATATCATTACCAAATATTCCAAGTCCATTAATATGATTAACACTAACTTTCCAAGTAGTACCTCGTACAAGACTGCCCACCTCAAGTATAATTATAGGAGTTCCGGCGGATCGACTTTCATCATAAATTTTTTGATTAGCAGCCATTCGGCCGGCCCACAATACTGACCAAATTACCGGAATGGCATCTCCGGTTTTTACACTTTCATGTCCAAGTAATTTCAAGCCAGCCTCAAACGCATCAAAGATAGGTTGACTGTTTAGGGCACCGTGTTCGCGATATAATCTGAAGCGCATAAGATCCTATAAATATAGCAGTATTTAATGATTCCTATGGACCAGTTTAAAAAAAGATTATCTAAGTTATCTAAGCATCCACAAAATGCAGTAGTCATCGGCAATGGGTTCGAACGATTAACTGATTTGTTGGATGTATTTGAAACTGTTTTTATATTCTCTAATAAGCCTGCTAGCATCAAGGCCAAGAACTTAGTTCCTAAAGAATCGATAATCTCAATATTGAATGCTATAAATGTAACTGCAATTCTTGTAGATTTAGAATACTTGCCTAGCCTAGAACAAACTTTACCGTTATGGCATCAATGGCGCCCTTTAATTTTAATAGAGGGAAATGATCCTATTGGTAGAGATAAGTCTCAAACATTATATAAAAATCATTATCGCTGTGTCGATCAACATAGTGTATATCACGTATGGAAATTTCAACCATGAAAATAGCAGTAGTAACAACCTTTCACGAAAAAGGGTTAAAGACATATGCACAAAAGATGATTAATACCTTCTGTGAAAATTGGCCAGACGAAGTTACCCTTCATATCTATCCTGAAAAATGCAACCCGATTATCAGAAATCATGGACATATCACATTAACTAGTTTAGACGACGTTAAAGGGTTGACAGCATTTAAAGAAAAATGGAAGAACGTTCCTAAAGCAAATGGAGATGTTAGCGCTGATCCTATTCGTAGTAAACGTAAAGATTCAGGTAAAGGGTTCAAGTGGGATGCTGTACGATTTGCCCATAAAGTATATGCTATTTTTGATTGTGCAAAGTATTCAGATGCAGATGTGTTAGTATGGATGGATGCTGACACAATTTGCCATAGTCCTATTACTAAAGAGCGTTTAGAGCAGTTAATTCCTGTCGATAAAGACTTGTGCTTCCTTGGCCGTAAAGGAAAATATACTGAGTGTGGGTTATACTCGATGAACCTTAGATCACCATTAGTGCAATCATTCTTACAAGAATTTCAGCGCATGTATGACGATGCAGAATCCGGTATTTTTACATTGGATGAATGGCATGATAGTTTTGTATTTGATGCTGCTAGAACGAAATTTAAGAAATTAAACAACTTAGATTGGAGTAGTCATTTAATAGCAGGTGAAGGACATCCGTTAATCAACAGTGAATGGGGCGCCTATTTAGATCATTTAAAAGGCGCTCGAAAGACAGTTGGGCGGAGCCAATTAAGCGATTTAAAAGTTAAAAGAACAGAGGAGTATTGGAAATGAAACAATCACATGGGTTTTGGTTTCCGGATTACGATAGTCATTTTCCGAAAATGCTTAATAAAAGTATGGTAAAAGACGGTGTTGCTAGATATCAATATCGGGCAAGAGATGCAGCTATCGCTATGTGCAATCAAAAAAGAATATGTTTAGATATCGGAGCGAATGTTGGATTATGGTCGTGCGACCTGGTTAGATCATTTGAACATGTTATTGCATTTGAGCCTGTAGTAGAGTTTATTGAATGTTTTAAAAAGAACGTTACTAGTAATAACTATACTATGCACCAAATAGCTCTAGGGCGGACAGAAAGTGTTGTTGAGATGAATATTGTTCAAGGAAATACTGGGCATTCACATATCAATCAACAATCAATAGGCAAAGGAACAATTCCGTTGAAAACTCTCGATAGCTTTGGTTTGTTAAACGTTGACATGATAAAAATTGATGTTGAGGGGTTTGAAGGTGAAATTCTTGCCGGGGCTATAGAAACTATAAAGAAAAATAAACCAATTTTAGTAATTGAACAGCAAAAACATGAATATCAAAATGATATAAACGAAACACCGGCTATTAAGATTTTAGAAAATTGGGGTTACCGAGTCGTTGATCAATTTAGCAAGGACTGGATACTTAAATGTATTAATTAAGTTAAGTATGGCAAGAATTTTTTATAAATTAATCCTTGTCTACTCTCATTGTCTGACCAATGACATGCTGCTAGATCGTGTATCCATTGTGTTCGATCAAATAACTCAGGATTATTGAATGAAGATAATGTGTTATTAGCCACTGGCCAACATACACTACTACTATCATCTACCCAAAGAGGAACTCCTGCTAAGATACTAGCAACACCACTACTACTATTGAACACGAGTGCAGCCTTGGCATGTTTTAAATCTTTCAATAACGAAATAGTCTTACTATTACTAATAGAAACTCCAGGACAAACTAGCGACGACAAGTCTGCAACTTTTCCAGGATGGGGCCTAAGCACTATCGGCAGGTCTGTGTATTTGCGTACTTCTTGAATTTTATTTCTAGACCACGTAACCGGATCGATTCCTTTCATACTCCATCCGCCGTCACGTTGTACTAAGAATAAAATATAGTCTCCGGAGTTTTTCCAGTTTGCTATTTTTAGGCCTAAATCACGGCTTACATTTTCCCATTGGCTAGAATCCGAATTCTTATTCGCGTACTCGCTAGTATCGTAAAATACTCCGTTGAGACTATATCTCAAATACTTATTTTTGACATCGTTAAATTTAAAACAATTAGCATCGATTGCCATTGTGTGATTGCCTGCTTTTTTCTGAGAGTCTATAACTACTGCCCTAAGCCTGATATTTGAAGTAGATTGAACCGGAGCAGTCCAGCCTAATATTACCGCTAATTTTGCAGGACGATATACATAGTGTGTTTCTATATGAACGCGAGCACCGGCTTTTCGAGCGCCTTCGGCAAATGCAGTTAATGCATCTACTTTTCTGCCAGGTTCTTGCTTATGCAATGAACTAAGATATACTACAACGTCATTTATCATTTGGCTGGATAATATACTGTTTGTGTTGCAGGATCTTCGTTAAGGATTCTCCATGCAGTGCCGTTACGCATATCTGCTTCGCTAAACTGGCAGTAGGCAAGATGAGCAGCCCATAATGCTAATTCGTCCAAACTAGGAATATATGGGTTTTCTATTTGAGAAAGATCATCTAAACACAATTGGTGCGCAGCATTAGGTCCAAGCGTAAATGCAGGCTTGCCCAAAAGTAGTGCTTCTGATGCTGCGATACTATTATATGTAACTAGACAATGTACATTGTCAGCTAATGCCATTTCCATAGTATCTGTTGACGATCTTTCTCTTCTACTAACTTTCTGCCTAATAACAATTGGTCGGTCAGTATGTTGTTTAATTGTAGAAATAATTTCTTCCATCCATTTGTCTAAATTTAATCCAAATGCATTCATAGCCTTGGCACTAGGAGGGCACACTAGAATATTGCTACCAGGTCTAAACTTTTTCTTGCGCCAGCCAACTTGGTCTAATCGATCAAACGGTCTTTCGATAATTGGACCAATGTTTTGCATGGCATTTTTAGTAATTCTATGATAGAATTTTTTACGTACATTACCAAAGTATCCAGTATCAATATAGAAATAATCTCTGCCTGCGGCAGCACATGCTTTCATATATTTGTGCTTAGTGATTCCTCTAAATATTACCGGAGACATTAACTGTTCTACTTTATCATAAGTTGTTATTTGGCCACCACAGCCTAATATAAATGATTCCATGTATGGATCCCATCCTAGTCCTTTGCCGTCACTAACATCTCTGCCGCCATCTACTGCTACGGCATTCTTACTATCTAACATTTTAATTTCGTTAATTACCTGATCAATTGTAGTTCCGTATATTTCATTAGCAGGATCAACTCTATATTTTAAAATATGATTAAACACTGATCGGATGTTGTCGGGGATATTATCAAATGGCTTAGGTGCTGGCTGTACAATTATTGATTCAATATAGCTTGCTTTCTCCTGCTCCCATACTGCTCCGAATTCTACATGCGTGCAATTCGGAAACCAAGGACCGCCTTCTGTATAATGTATAACTTTTGGATACCCGTCTTTAGGAGTCTTGTACCATCCTACTAGCCAATTGTATTCGTGTGATAACGAACCAATTTGGCTATCGTTTAACCATCTGAATCTGTGAAAATATTCTCCAGTATTTGACATGCTATTAACAGCAGCAGCGGTCATTTTTGCATTAGCAGGATGCCCGCAATTCCACAAAATTACTGAACTCCAATTTTTTCTAGGATACAGGTGCTGTGTTTTTCCGTCCATTTTTTCTCCGGCTAACGGCGTGTAGTCGTGTTTAACTACCATAACTGCATAGTCGTCGTTTGCCTGTTTAAAAATTTCCTCAACATCAACCTGAAAAATAATATCGCTGTCACAGAATATTGCCCAACCTTTGTATTCCATCATATGAGGAACAAGGAAGCGGGTAAATGTAAATTCAGTCGAACTTAGGTTATCAAAATTTCTGGTATATAATTTTTTCTCTATCAGTTCTTTCTGCTTTAACGGTATTACAGTAACAGCAGAATTCCGTTTAGTAATACTATGTTTACACACTTCGTATGCTATACTTTCTCTTGAATCCCATCCAATAAAAACCTTCATTTTCTTCCTTTAAATTTCTCGAAGCATACGCAATGCATTGCCGTTTTCTAATTCACCATTATGGAATTGCCCATAAGCTAAGTGACTTGCCCACTTAATTAATTTATCATATTCTGGATAGTATGGCGTTTCAATTTTAGAAAGATCTTGGCAAGCTACAGGGCTTGCAGCATTTGCAGGAGCTAATGTAAATGCCGGAATACCCTGCATAATTGCTTCCGTTGCTGCAACTGAGTTAAAAGTTACTAGAGCAAATACATCATCAGCTAATGCATTTTTTAATGTATCGCTAACTGTTCTATCAATACGTTTTGCTGCACGATCTCTTACTAACACTGGACGATCTGTATATCGTTTAATAGTGTCTACAGTATTGTTAGTCCACTGTTCTAAATCAATTCCATAAAATTTACAAGGTTTGTCGTCAGGCTTAGCAACTAGAATTTTTCTGCCGTCTGTTTTCCAAGGAGTAAATGTCTTGTTAAAAATACTCCATCTATCCGCTGGTCGTTGAATTATCTCACCGTGTTGTATATTATTTTTAACAATACGATGCCAGTGTTTCCAACCATGTGGGTTCGACGAATTAGCTTCGTTGCCAAAATATCCAGTATCTATATAATAAAAATCTCTGCCGTCATCCCAGCAGCGTTTCATAATTTTATGTTTTAAGATACCTCTTAGTACAATAGGACTGTCTGAATTTTCATAAACAAAGTCGTCAGTAGATATAATCTTGCCGCCGCAAGATCTTGCTAACTTTTCAACGTATTCGTCTTTACCATCTTTACTGAGAAAAATCCAATCTTTCATTGTCGTTCAATATCCTCTTCAACGCACTGATCGCCGTATTGTATTTCAACAACTTTAACAGGAACTTCAAATGGATTTGTTAATTGATGCCATTGCCTAACAGGTACTTTGTATTCTTCATGTGGTACTAGGACTGTTGCAGGCAATACATAACCGCTGCTCATTTGGCTATTAACTACTGCATTACCTTCGCTAACAATCCAATATTCTGCACGTAGTTGATGCCGCTGCATACTAAGACTGCATCCGGGATTAACTGTAAGTTCTTTAACTTTCATTCCCGGAACTTCATGCAGGACGCGATAATATCCCCATTGTCGTTCAGTCTTAGGAGCCTTCCATTCTTGCAATATCCAGCTACTAGAATTTTTTTTATCTTCGCCGCCGACTCCGAATACAAATTCTATGTTGTCTACACCGCTATCCATTTCTGGAATATTATCTAATGTTCGATCTCCGCCGTTGGCGAAAATAATACGATCATTGGGATACAGCATCTTAACATTGCGGATGGCTTCTATAGCAGTGTTGTCATCATCGTTAAACAGGATGCAATGACTAACCATTTTTAGGTTTTCTATAATCGTAACACGCTCTGCGCTAGGCATAAAGGCTTGGCCCTTCTTACGCTCTAGCCAGCCGTCACTATTGATACCAACGACTAAAACATCGCCTAACTCTTTTGCTGCGTTGAAGTAGGCAATGTGCCCACTGTGTAAAGGGTCGTATCCGCCAGTGCAAAGTACAATTTTCATTTTTTAATAATTCTCCCTTTTATATATCCGCCAGGTTCTTCTCCAGGATAAAATATTGAACATTTTTTTGTCACAGAACAATAGTACCAAGATTTTCCTCGCTTTCCATTGCCAGCTGCATATCTTTTAGCAGGATCTTTCATTTGTTCTTTTGACTTCTGTTTTCGTACCTCAATCTGGTTAGGATCGTTAAATTGTTTCCGGTTTGCTTCTCGAAGTGTATCTTTTGTTTTTTCGTTATGCGTTTTTCCGAGCATTGGAGAATCTTGAAGTTTTCTTTTTTCCTTCATTAAAGATCGAGTTTTGTCAGTATGCGTTTTTCCATAGAAAGGATTATTTGTCCCTTTTTGAGATTTACCTATTATTGCTCTAGTTTCTTTAATTATAGATTCATAACCTTTAGACGATATTTTGTATCTTGACTGGTAAGGATTTTCTCTAATCATCATTGTTCTAATAGCATACGACATTTTTACTTTATTGTTACCTTCTGTCATTTTAACCAAAAGTCTATGACAAATAAAATGTTCTTTTGCTGTAAGTGCTACTATATTTTCTTTTTTATTTGAGCCACCTAAACTTTTAGGAATTATGTGATGATTCTCTTTATAACCCGATATGTCTAAAGGATTATTTTTTCTATTAGATATAATGCTGTTATACCATCTTGTATATTTGTTATTCTTAAACATACAAGTATTTATCAAACTTTGGATCAAACCCACCGGTAACTAAAATTATTTTGCGCATAAAGTTATTTATGTACGCAGTTAATACCTACCAGCCGAAAATGTAATCTTTTCTAACGCTGGTTAATTCTATTGCACCTAGCGACTTAAGATATTCGCCTGCTTGCTTAAACTTTGCATGTTGTTCAACAATTAAAATAGGTTTATATTTTAATATTGTTTCTGTAGCACCTTTAAGTACTTGGAGTTCGTAGGTTTCACAATCGAGTTTTATCATTCCAAATTTTGGAAGATTTAAATCATCTAATTTTTTAATTAAAATACTACCAGTTCCGAGCGAATCTTTTTTAATATAACTTGCGCCAATGTTTTCATGATCGAAAAACATATCAACAGTATTGTTTTCCTCGCCCAGCGCAAAGTTGTACAAATCAACGTTTAGCCCTTTAACATTTAGTTCTAAACATTCGTAGACTTCGTTAATTGGTTCAAATGCAATTACTTTATTAAATCGTTCAGCTAGATGCTTTGCCCAAAGTCCTACATTGGCTCCTACATCAACAACTAGATCAAAGTCAGTTACATATTTGTATGCTGCATCTCTTACGTCATCTTGATATTGTGCAGGTCCGCCTTTTTTAATACGTTTAGCAATTAACCCTTCAAAATGTTCGTCGCAATCGGGCATCCAATATTCGTAAACTTTTTTCATCTTTATACCTTGTATTTGTTGTATTCTACAAGATATTTATCTGTGGTTTTCTGTTCGCCTTTGAGAGTTAAAAATACCCCATTGGTTTTATTTTTTCCACTGTTTATCCATTGTTGTCCTACTGGAGAAAAATTATAATCAGTTGACATTTGCCCAAGAATTTTTTGATCTCTTCCCCACTTCCATTCTTCAACAGGAATACTAGTTAACAACTCTGCATACCGTTTTCTAAAATCAGTATTGCCAAAAGATACTAAACATGCTAGCCATCTTGTTGATTTATGGTGCTGCATTACGTACTGTTTTGTAAATAATGTTTTAAATTCAGCTTCGGTAAAACTTCTTGTGCATATCGTATCAGTATCTACTACAATTAGGGATTCACTATTTGGAATCTTTGATGCTGCAAGAAACCTAGCAGCCTGCAAATAAGAAATTTTAGATTCGTCATTTAAAAAAGAGATGTTTTCAGTTGTATATGAAACAAAATCTAATTCTTTTGCATTTATTGGGTTAACTATATGACATCTTAGTTTAATCCACGGATTGTTATAATGTATAGATTGTAATAATGCAATCCCCCAATCGTCATAATAAGATTGGTCGCACCCAATTAAAATACTATAGTGACGCATCTTCTAATCCTGATACTCGTAATTTAACAATGTTGCTTAGATGCCATTGTTTCTGATCAAGTGCTTTAATAATGCCCAACCACTTGTTACGTAATAGGGCAAAATCGTTGATAATTTTTTCAAAGTCTACAACGTCAGCTTCACCTTCTACGAACTTTTCACAGTCCCTAGAAGATAAAGCTCGTTGATAATTTTCAAGATACTTGCGAAAATATTGACTACGAAGTCTACGAAGTTCAATGTGTAAGTACTCAAGGATACCTTCAATCTCTTGAAGTTGATTAAAGCGGTTTTCTACGATGCCGGGCATTTGCGAACTTGCTTTCTCAATGTTTCCCGCTATGCGGACATCTTGTTTTGCATGAATTAATTCAGCTTCATAATAAGCCACAGCATCGGGAATATTGCTTATATCTTTACTAACCTTGTGGTACCAGTTCATTTAATCCTCGTAATCTTCTTCGTCTTGTTCTTCGATTTCTTCACCGTCTACTGCATATTCAATAGCCTGATCTAGATATGGATCTACGCCCATTAAACTTTCTAGTACGCTTTCTTTAATCCCATGATCGAGCAAAGCGTTTACAAAATCTGCTGCAACATCTTTTCTTGCTTTCTCAGGGATATGTTCAATAACAATAGTCCAAATATCCGTAATTAAATCTTCTTTCATTCAGTAATCTCCGTTTCAGGTTCAACAATAGTAGTTATCTCTGAATCGGATTTTTCGCCATGTTTCGAAATGTCTGCCATAATAACATCGAGACCTTTCTTTTCATTGCGTTCCCACGGCTTACGGAACTGTTTGATAATTTCGCCATCACTGGTTATGTATACTAGGCTGTTACCTTCTTTCTTGAGCATCCCTTTAGCTTCGAACAAGTCGACTAATCCACTATATGGACTCATACCTGTTTCATAAGGAATCTCAACCTGTACACTTTCAAACGGCTTTGCATAACGTGTTTTCATAATCTTACAAGCTGCACGAATACCTTGCACAGTTGAAGTTTTGTTACCGTCTGCATCAAGTTTCAACTTTAACTTGCGCATAGCGACAACAATTGAACTTGCGTAGATAAAGCCTTGGCCGCCACTGATTTTATCATCCGGATCAAACATATCTTGTGATGCGTATGTGTGATTAGTACATACCATACCAATGTTGTAAGCACCAAACATATTAACACAGTTACGAACAAGTGCGGTTAGTGCCTTAGGCTTACGGCCCATATCACCTTTCATATCACCTGCTTGGAATTGATTAACATCGGTTGGAGTCAACAACATGCCCAAGCTATCAACGATAAACAATACTTTAGGACGATCAAGTTCGTCCATTGTTTTGTACTCTGAAATAAACTCTGTGATAGTCTTTGCTACATCGTCAATCATAGCCATGTTAAGTTTTAGCAACTTATCTGGACTTGTATCAACACCAAGAGCATGTAGCCATTTTTCATCAAGCGCATTCTCTGTATCAATCAAGATAGGATAGATGCCTTGTGCTTGTGCGTTCTTAACTAGATTGCCCGAACAGATAAAAGATTTACCTGCACCAGATTCTCCAGCAAATACTGTAACCTTGCCTAGCGGAATGCCTCGATCAAAGTGTCCACTGATAAGATAGTTCAATGCGTAGTTGTTTGTACTAACCCAATCTGTTGGGTCGTTAAAGCCAATACTTAAACCTTCGATTGATTTAGTGATTGACTTTCTAAATTTAGAAATATCAAATGCTTTTGCCATATTAGTCCCTGTAAATGAAGAAGAGTGGGAACCTGTCCCACTCTTTTATGTTGCTTACTCTGCTGCTTTGCGATTACGAATCATTGCAAGAATGTCTTGCGCACGACTATCGCCACCTGTTGTTGCTGCTGGTGCAGCTACTGGTGTTGGTGCTTGAGTAACTCTTGCTACAGGAGCAGGCTCGCTGTCTGCATAGTCTGCACTAGCTTTAGCAGCTGGTGTAGCTGTGTTAGCAGTTGCACGATGCGGATCGCCAGTTGCTTGACCCATACCCGCTGGCTTGTAATACTGACCCCAACGTTCCAGGTCATATGCTTCGCCATCAACTGATGCTTCAAACATTTCCTTCATTACCTTAAGCTCAACATCAGTTGGCTTTTTAGGCAGGAAGTCGCTGAGAGTGTACAACTCATTTGTTGCCAATGCACTTGCTTCAACTTCTGTCAATGCACGTTCACGACGGCTCCACTTTGAAGTAGAGTAATCAGCGAAGCCACCTTTAGATGTCTTAGCAATACGGAAGTCTACACCTTTCAGGTAATCAGTTGGCAACTCTTCCAATTCTGGATCCATTAATGCTGAACGGATAATTTGAAAGATTTGAGGACCAATGATGAATCGACGAATTGGGTTTGCCGGAGTCTTTTCTTCACGAATAGGATCTTCAACAACAAAGCCTTGGAAAATGTATGAACGCTTTTTCCAGTACTTACGACCCATGTCTTCTAAAGATTTATCTTTAAACCAACCACGTACTTCTGATAAGATCGGACAAACAGTACCGTCATTGTACATTTCAATACAAGGAACTTGTACTTGAACTGGACGACTGTCAGTTTCACCTTTAATACCTGCGAACGGCAACTTGATCATTGCACGTTCTACCCAGAAGAATGTATTGGCAGAATTGCCATCGGGTAGCAAGCGAATTACTGCTTCCTTACCTTCAGCCATGTTCCAATGTGGGTAAATTGCGTTGTCTCCACCGCCGGTGGATTGTCCTGTGGACTTTGATTGTGCTTCTGCGAGTTTAGCACGGATTTCTGCGAGTGATGCCATTTTTGTATGCCTCCTATAGCCTAAAATAAAAATGTTGTATATGCCTTAATGCACATAAGCTATTATGCGCTTTTTATTTAGTATTGTCAACGATTATCTACTACTTTATTGGTTTTATTAAGCCAAAAGAAAAGGACTTCGAAAAGTCCTTTTCATGAAGCATTGCTGCTTACATGCTGTACATGCCTGATAGTGCTTTAATACGAGCTAGCTCTGGATTCTCTGCTGGTTCTGGAGCTTGTTGTTGCGGCGCCATTCTTTCAGCCATCTTACGAGCTACTGTTTCTGCCTGCTCACCAAACTTCTTACCTACCATAGTGCAAACGCCTTCTGGGCCTTTGGGAAATGTGCCTGAATCTTTATCATAAAAGCTGTGCATAAACTCAGCTAATTCTTGTACGTTCATCTTGCCACTATGTTCTTCCGGCGATTGTTCTTCCGATTCCTGTGGGACTTCTTCTGGCGCAGTTTCTTCACCCCCTTGGTCTGTCGCCGGCTCACCGCCCACTGGTTCTGGTTGAAAATCACCAAAATCTAATACCTCTAACACTTCTGGAGCATTGGCTTCCAGCCATACTTGTACTAGGCCTCTTACATCTGCTTCCGGATCTTCTTTAGATTGCGTCTTAATTTCTTCTTCTAATCGTGGATCATCTATGATGCCTTTAAGACTTTCAATTGCATTAGAACCGTCTACGCCTGCGGGGAATGCCTGGCTAACTAACTCTTGTAATTGTTGTGCTGCTGCTGCCTGTTCTTCTTCATCTTGGCTTTGTATTGCGCTTTCTTCGCCTAAATTCATAGCCCATTGTTCAAACTTTGCAAATGGGTCATAGCGGTCTGCGTTGAAATCCTCGTCTTCAGTTTGGATTTCTTCTTGTGTCATGGCGACTATGTCGTCGTAGCCTAGTTCACTCTCTTTCATTAAACGATACAGTACAGGAAATACTGCGGCCATATCTTCTTTGAAATTTTTCACTGTAAATTGATCTTTAAACTGTTCTGCAATTTCTTGCGGAACTTCCATAGGTTGCTGTGCCTGGAAACTTTCTTTGTAAGCCTCATAGTGGCCTTGTTTTGATAGTGCTTTTATTTGCTCACGTAATCCGTTAAGTGCTTGTGTACTACGCTCAACAACACTGTTCGTGTCACTGTTCATTAGAT